GAACTTCTGGACACCATCATAATCAAGATCTTCATGCGGAAGTACACGAATCTCCCATGATCCACGAGTGTATCTGTTAGGATACGGTTGGATGAATTCTTTGATGTGATCTGCTAACATGTTCATTTTACAAAGACCTCACTGTTTTGTTCGAGAGTAAGTTGTTGTGCTTGTTTAAGATAGTAGCACATGTGCGCTGCGTATTCAACATCTTCTTCACATGGGTCAAAGTCATAAGCACAATCCCAATCAACAGTGCCGTCATCATTGACTGGCGCACCAAAGAGATCGTCACCATCGATTGCATAAGCATTACCATCAGCAACAAGATAGAACTGAGGAGCAGACATGGGAGAAAGAAGCGATTGAATTACAGTGTACTATGTATGAGTTGGGATGTCAAGCACCCTGATAGTATGCATTCTTGTACAGGTAACCGCCTGCCCAATCACAATTCGCAAGGACAAACTCACGCTCTGTGATCACACGAAGATCAAAACGCACTCCCTTAGCAGGTGCTTTGATGGATGCTGCTTTGTATACTTCACCAGTCTTCTTGTCAATGAAGCAATGAACAGAGCGATTACCACCATCAGTAGTCATCATCACCTTGTGATACTTACGTCCAGTGTCAACAGTGAACTGATAAGCACCAATGTTGTTCTTCAGGTCCGCAATCTTCTGCTCATGATACTTTCTATCAACAGCAGATGCTAAGAAGAACTCTTGACGACGGATGCTCTCCTTCACAAAGTCTTGCTCAAGTGCTTGGCAGAGTGCAAATGTGTGACCCAGAACCGCTTGTGTGATGTCGTTACGTGCTTCAGCAGATGCAGCGTAGTCAGCGAAGGTGGTGGTGGTCATGTCTGTTGTGTTGATGAACTTAGTATAGCGTATGGTCAGGGTCAGAGAGTGCGAACTGTGACACTATGCGTACCGTCCTTTTCGAGTTGACGAACGTACAGGTCGCTGTGGATCATACGTGCAATGTGCTGCTCAGGAGTGTGGTAGCATACTTCACCCTCTTCAGGAGTGACAGCGGTGATCTCGTAGTAAGTCATGACCCTGTTGCGTTGATGTCCTTAGTATAGGGCTCAGGAGAGCAATTCCAATGCCTCGTAGGACAGTTCCTCGCGTGGCATATCCCTCTCCACTTCCATCACATCATACTCTTCTTCAATCTGTTCAAGGAGCCAGCGATCGAGCATTACTTCAGAAATAGACATTGTTTTAGTTAATAGTGTTAATCAGAGGTCAGCGTGGAGCATTTCATCCACAGTCATTTCAAGATCTGCAGCACGTTTTTCTAGTTCAAGTTCATCAATACCTGCTGTGTCATCATCGTGCAGATCAATCATGTCAGTGTCAAGACAAGTAAGTTTGCCGAACAAAAAGTCAATGAAGTCAGTGTCTGATTTGGAAAACATGTTACTGTTTGGTAGTTTGTTCAATGGTTGAATCGTAGTAGTTCATCATCTGACTATCACGCTGTGCTAAGAATAGCAGATAGCATGTGATAGTGACAAAGGCAATAATGCCACTTAGGAGAAACTGTGTGCCTCTCATCAAACTGCCATTGGGGTGTACTCAGAGCGAGGCATTTGCTCTACATTGTAATCAGTTACCTCAGCACCGTTAGCAATACGCTCTGCCCACTCATTACGTGCGGTGAGCATGGTGATGGTGCTGTAAGACTTCTGACCGTTAGCATTGAACACAACACGCTTTTGGAAACGCTTGACGACAGTGCCAGACTCTTCAGCGATGAATGCTTCGGGGAAGTAGTCAACAGTGGTGATGGTGTTGGTGAGTTGCATGGGGTGTGTTCCTTTGACTCTCTTAATATACACGATTATGGGGTGCTGTGGGAGTTTGGTAGACAGTTCAACAACTGGTCGTACAGCTCTCCATCGTCCACACCATGGTGGTAAGAATATTGAGTCGTTGCTCCCAAAGGACACCCCATCATCATATCCAATAGAAAACGGATCTGTGCAGGCGTCAGCGATACGTTGGTAGTCTCAGTCATGTTAGATGGTTCAGGGGGGTTACAGGCGATTCTAGCATGGTCTGACAGGCATGTCATTATTCGTTTGGAAACTTACACTGAATATTGAATGAGATTGTTACTCTACGTCCATCTGCTGGTCTCACATGATGCAGTAAAGTTGATGGAAATATTGCTACATGCCCTTCAGAAATTTCCGAACCATTCATTGTGTGAAATTGTGCATCCACGGGATGACTAGATGAGAGAACTGGTGAGATAAACTCCAAAGTATTATCACCCTCAATATCAAGGAAGTAAATTCCAGAGTAATTTGGTTGTCCCTTCAATCCAGCACTGTGACTATGCAACTCTGCCCAATCACCCTTCTGATACATATTCCACCAAAGTTGAACTACACCAGCATCTTTAAATGCCATGACACCAGCAACATCAACAATTTCCTTGAACAGTTCCCATATAATATCAGTTGGGTATTTTTCTAGAACAGTATTCATGACTTTCTCATCACATGGATTGCCATATGTTGTTACCATGCCACTATGTGTTACACTATCCCACTTAAATTCTTGTTTGCCCTTCATCGCCTCCGCACGATGTAGAATAAGCGGCATCAATTCCGCTTTAATAATTTCATGATTTTCTACTTTGCGCGAAGCAACGAAATTGGTAGGGAAAAATTGAATCATATGAATGTCAATACTGTTGGTCTCATTGGTTGCAGTATCTGCATCGCAGTATACGGACTGGTGTTATGTATATCTACCTGATTTCCGCACTTGGTGGAGTTAATAGGCGCGAAATAGGTTCTCTTCTTGATGTTATAGAATCCCCAAATTGTCTTTGCAGGATCACCACCGTTGTAAACGAATTCAGTATGATTGCAACACCAAATAGATAATAAGTTGCGTCGAAATTGGAGAACTTCATAGGTAAATCCGTTAGGTGGTTGGTGTAAGAAATCAGATGGTAGTTCTAACATCAGTAGAATATTGATATTGATAGTATGACACAAAAAAGGGGGTCCGTCAAGACCCCCTGTGTCACTTATTGTACTGGGTCAGTTGCGGACCCACTCTCCACGATCTTTGCCAAAGTTCTTACCCTCAATCACAGACTGAGAGTCACGAGTGACAAACTTATCAGGAATATCCACGGATGTGGTATTATTCAGATCAAAGAAATCAAAGTCAAATTCAGTACGATCATCGTGAACAGTGAGTACACCAGTGAACTTCATAACGGGACGACTAAGGTAAAAGTCAACACCGAAAGGTTGGAAATTGATGTGGTTAGACTTGTCACTATCCAACTGCGCTTGAGCATAACGATCAAGGTGCTCACTGTCTTTATCTACAGTCCAGTAAGTAAAACGGAACTCACGACACTTAGCATCGTCAGACAGAGGTTCAACCAAAGATAAACGGTACTCATTCAGTTCTGTCTTGTACTGAAAGTGAGACTTAGCACTGATACCCCAGCGTCCATCACGAGGGTTAGTTTGCTTTACGTTCTTCTGTGCTTTTGATGCTTTGAAGAATGTAGATTCACAGTGGGGGCAGTGCTCAGCGAAGAAAGAAACTTTCTTACCACAGTCAGCACAAAACTTGGACTGAACGTGAGAAGAATTCTTACTCTCTCCACCATCAACAGCATCCCATCCACCGCCACCAGTGCCACCACAGAGAGTGTCATTGACAACGGCACCGATAACCTCAGAGAGGGTATCATCGATGATCTTGACTGGTTGGTTGAACTGAGTGTAATACTTAATCTGGGCAGGAAGACCAGCAGTGCAACCTTCAATAACCTGCTTGACAAATAGTTGAGTCATTTGTACTAGTCCGATTGAGGTTTGTTATGGAGTCTTTAGGGCGCTTCCTCTCCCATGAACCTAATATACACGAGTTTGGGGTCTGTGTCAACCCCCTAGTCCAGTCTGTCAACTGTCCCCGAAAACGGGGATGATATTAGTTTTTGCGTGTTCTGTTCTGTTTATGTGTTGTTCCCATGCTGCGGCGTCTTCCAAATTGTAGAAGATCGCTTCTTGGCGACTCTGACTCTTCTTCTTTGACTTCATCCAAACGACAGCGTATTTCATTCCAAGAATTAGGATAAACAATAAAATTAACATAATGACGACCCCAACGTGAGTGTGCTGACTCAGGCAATGGGATGTCGATAAAGCAAATACTGATATAGTATTCACTTATGAAAGAAATGTAACCTTTGGTGCCACGATACTCTACAGGTTGTAGTATCTCAAAGTCAGTCTGTTTCATCGAATGCTTTACGATCCATGTTTTCAGGTTTTGGAAGTCTCATCCAATCCCGAAGCTCATTTAGACCCTCAATCTTTTTTTCAAGACGATCAATCTGTGCTTGTAGAATTTGAAAGTTGTGATCGTTGTTGTTCTGCATCATCAACATGTTGTTGATTGCTTGCTTGAAATCTTCTTCAGTCATCAGTAGCGTTCAGGAATACGGTGGTCTAGGTTGAGAGCAGTGTTGCCAGTCATAAGATCTCGAAGAGACATAGCACGACAGTATGCTGTCTTGTGATATTCTATCACATCATCGACGCCAGATAGCATCTCTTCATACGTTTGTCGTGCTGATACTTTATCATCTTGGAGGTAATCATCGATCGCATCTTGCATACGATCTTTACGCTGTTTTGAATACTCATTTTTCCAGTTGAATTCAGTTGTCATTTGGGGGCGTCCTTCAATTGTCATTAAATTCTTCATTTCTCCGCTGATCTAGGTATGAAATGATTTCTGTACGCCACTCCATCAGCTCATTAAAGCACTCTTGATTGTGAGCACAGTTCCTAAGTTTGCTGTCTGGTTTCAACACGCTTTCGTAAAAAAGTCCTAGTGCATCTTTACGTTTTTCATGTTTGGTGGCATCATTCCAGTCCATGTAATCCTCGTTTGGTCCTATGTATTTTAGATGATTTTGTGAAGATATAGGCATATCTTCACATTTTGTTTAGAATTTAAGCAAACTCAGTAGCAGCAACACCTTTGACAAAGATGCTGTCAATTACCTGCTGAAGTCGCTTCTCAGTCTTCTTGCCATAGTTGGTGAAGACAGGTACAGTTACGAATCCAGTGCGCTTACGGTAGAACTGACATGCACCAGGGGTGAGTTTGCCCTCAGCAATGTCAGCAGCATCACGCTTGTCAAGGCGGATCACACGACCGATCGTCTGTGCCATCTCGATCACAGGCAGGTTGCGAAGCAAGATGGTGTGAGTCAGACCAGGCACGTTGATACCTTCAGACAGGATACTGTAGTGGAACATGATGAACTTACGGTTAGGATCTTTGCCCCAAGTGTCAAGTGTGTCGAAGAACTCTTGACGACCGACTTTCTTTTTGTTGACATATGCACCATGCTTAGATGTAATATGCATCACATCATAACCACGATCAGCAAACTCTTGCATCACATTTGTGCCAGAAAGCAACGCCCACAGCACACGAGTGTTGGGAGAAGCAACCAAGATCTTTTGTGCAGCGTCATCGTCAAGTTTGTTGATGATGTCAACCAGCACCTCACGGTCGTTCTCAGCAGCAGCGAGAGACTTGTTACGCTCAAGATCAACAACGTGTGGCAAAATGGTAGGGGGGATGATACTACCGTTGTTGATGAGCTCAGGTGCAGGCACACTGATCAGTTCAGAACCATACACTGCAGTGTTGTTCATGCTGATCACACCACCACGATACTTAGGTGTGGCAGTGAAATAGTATGCATTCTTGGCAGTCAACGAAGCAGCAGCAACTTCTTTGAAGAAGTCACGGCGAACAGAGTTATGTGCCTCATCATAGTAAATGTAATCAACATCAATGCCTGCCTCATTGATGCGACGGAGAGAGTTGTATGTGGTGAAGATGAGTTGATGAACACCAGCAGCAGCACAGACACCAGCATGACACTGAATCTGCTGAATCTTGGTGGTTTTAGTACAATCAACCTCACCACTGTGAACGTGCATGGCAGCAGCGTCTACAGTACCGTTGAGAGCAGACCAGAACTCTTCATAGAGTTGGACTGCCAGAAGGATGCGAGGAGCAACGATCACAACGGTCTGTGCAGTCTCAGCAGCAGCGAGACGACGCTTTACGTCCTCAATCATCACAAGAGTCTTACCACCGCCCGTAGGGATGGTAACGCGACCAATGCTAGCAGTCAACAAAGCGTCAAGAGCACGTTGCTGATGTGGGCGAAGGGTCAGAGTCAAAGGGTGTCTCTTGCGTTGATGTCATTATTATAGAGCATAAAAAAGGGGGTGTGCAACCCCCTTGTGACACTTATTAATTGTCCACTCGTTAAGCAGGTGGTTGCGCTTGTGGGAGATGAATGATACCACCGTTCTTATTCTCCCAGGAGAATTGACCGTGGCGATTCCACACACGACAATGAATAAAGAAATCGTTATCAATATCTCCACCCAAAACGTCAGATTCATATGGAAAGTTTGTCTCTGCAAAGAAAATAGCAGCCGAATCTGTTGAAAACTCAATATAGCAATCATCATCACGTTTGAGTGGTGCCAACAGTATAGGATCAATTTTTCCATCATAATATGCCACTACATCATCTCTCTTGTCTACAGGACAGTTGATTTCATAGTAGAGTAGAGCAACATTTTGCTTCTCACAATAAATCGATACCAATTGATCGAATGTAGATACTCTGATGGGAGGGGTGATGTTCATTGTCTATTAGTTTGCAAATTTGCGTACAATTTGATGTTCTAAAGCGAAACACTCGTCAGATATTCTCTGTAGTGCGTCTGGTTCACTTAGATATTTATTATGAATAGTCCAAATCGATCGATATATGCCTCTGATCGTTTCATCTAAGATGGCAGATTTAATCCAAAAAACACAAACATCTCTTTGACCACGGGTAACTTCATTAACATGGTGTTTTAAACCAGTTGGATATACTATTGCTTGACCTGCTTTTAATTTGTATTTCAGTTCTTCAGATCCAATGTCTATGCATAGTTCTCCACCATCATAATCTTCAGGATCATTGACAAAAATAGTTACACTGTAATCAGTTCTTAGTGTACCCATCTTCCCATGATCAACATGAGTATTGTAATACCCACCTTCGATATATCTAGAAAAAATGTAATTTGTGTAAGAATCCATCAATGTGGCATTATAAATTTCAGAGTTTTTAACTGCTTTTTCTATAATGGCATGACATTTCCAATAAGGAGTTCTAGTAAGATAGTGTTTATACATGGGAGACTTCACATCTGGTGTGTCATCGTCCATTTCTAAGTTATTCTTAACAGAAGTCTTGACTGGTATTTTAGAACTAGCCCTAGTAATGGTCATTACTCCAGGAGAAAAAGTCGCTTCCTTGTAGCAATCCCTCAAATTTTTTAATTCTTCAGAATCTTGATCAAATACATCAATAATGTAAAGTTGTTCCATTAATTAATCAGGAGAATATTTGTTAACATCGTCAATTGAAATTTGAGTTCCACGACCAGTTTGCGATCTAGGTTCTCTAGGTGTGTACTCAATCTTGATTTCAAGATCAGTGTTGATCTTTTTAAGATACTTGGTGAGTTTTGCTTGGATTTCTTCGTATGGTGTATTTTCCCATTCCTCTTCAGACATGTTAATTCCAGGCATATTCAAATATTTGTACAATCTTGCTGCAGCAAATTTAGCTCTCAATGCTGCCTGATTCTGGAAATGTTCTGAAACTGACAAGTATTCAACTTCTCGGTTAGGATCTTTCTTCAAATATACTGTAGGTGTGACTGGAAAATCAACACTGAAAACATCATTTGATAACCATGCAGGATCTTCGGTCATGTCACGAAGTTTTGTTCTGTATGTGCGCCACAACGTTTTATCAGCATCAGAAAATGGAGAATCCGCTAACTGTGTCCAGTCAGAGTCGATAAGCATACGTCCTCTCAATCCACGGAATGATGCAACCATTCCTCTATATTCTTCAGTAAGAATACCAGTAATTTTATCAGATTCTTTCTTTAATCTCTCAATTCTTAATTCTTCAAAGATAGCAATTAATTTATCATGAAGAATTCCTGCCTCTTCTGGTGTTGGGTCTGTCCAAGTATAATATGTCTTACTATACGCACCATTCCTGTGACTCCAGGTTTTTTTGCGTTTTTCGCAATGGTAATTATTATTCTTCTCAACAGTCAGCATGACGAGTTCATCATTATCACTCCACCAGTATTCTCCAGCAGCTTCCTTCGCTTTCTGGTAATACTCATCCGTCAAGCTTTCAACATTATGATTATACCACAACCACTTTTCGATGGTGTTAAGTTGAATTTTAAAGTTACTTTTCATCTTTTATACTGGGCAGTTGATGTACCATCCTGTCAAAATGTATTTAGTACCTTCAAGAGGAGGATTTCCACGATGTTGCCACGGCCATGCTGCTGGCCAAATAACAACAGTACCTCTCTTGGGTGTTAGTCTTTTATGTTGATGTAAAAACTCTGTCTCGCCTCCAGTAAAATCATCGTTCAAATAAACCATCCAAACAAGTTCTCTGTGGGTCATTTCATAAGTTGTATTCTCTGCGTGCCAAACATGATAACCACCGCCAGGTTGTGTTCGTTGCAGTTTCTGATCATAACTAAGCAACTTAAACTGCTGCTTCATTCCATACTCGGTTATATAATGCAAAAAAGCAGCTGTTAAATATTGGTTCAATTCAGCATGAAGCATTCCATCAGCATACTGAACTAAAATTGATTGGTCTTTTCTACCAAGCGATCCTTGTGCAAATTGCCTATTACCATCCATAATAATTGATTCTTCGCTTTCAACATCATTAGATCCAGATGTAGCATCTGTATCTAAAGATTTGTTAGACAGATCAATTAACTTATCACAAAGAAATTTTGGAACATGATTATCATAAATTCCAATGAACTGATCGTATTGACCTTCAACTAGTTCTAGTGGTTTGATTGGAATTACAGGATCTGTTGCTCTTGCTGGCATGATAATTTCGCCTACTAAAAATATTATAACACACGTCTATTTATTTACCACGCTTTGATGATATATTTGAGTCTAAAATATGGTTGAATCAATGAAAACTCTTCTGCTGCTTGAAGTCTCATATCTAAAGCAGCATCAAATGGTGTTACCGCTGCAGCAGATAATGAAAATTGCCCGACGTTGTAAAAAACACCAGCATCCTCAGGAATACCAATAGTTTTACTAAGACTTTGACCCCTGTTATCATCTTGAGTAAATGTTGTACCAAACTTAACAGGATATGCACCTCCAGGTTCTTGAATATTTACCAATCCAGAGTTGCCATAATTACTATCATTACCATATGAAGCATATTCTGCACCATATCCCCACTCGACGTAGTGTCTATGAGTTTTTAGAGCAGCACCACTTCTATTATATTGGGTTAAAGCAGCTTCTGTTTCCCCAAAAAATCCAACAGATTGAGCAGAAGCATAAGGACTTCCTTGTCGAGCAGCTGTACTACCCCGTTGAGCATATCTAACCTCATGGAAGTGAGGAGCAACAGTAGGAGTAGAAAATGGTTTAACTGGTCCAGCACGGAATGTAATATTTCCATTAATTGTTGGTTGAACCTGACCACTAATTTGATCAAATCCAGTGGACTGGAAGGTACTGATACTAAAAGTGTCGGTAGCACCACCACCCGTTACTCCACCACGCCAACCCAAATACTGAATACCAAACATATCAATGGCATTTGGATTTGCTAGATTTACAGCATCACCAGTTTCAACACCAGCGCCACTACCGCCAAGTCCACCACCAGCTACAACTTCCTGTTTAATTTTAACATTAACACCAGAAGTTCGATATGACAATGGAATTGTAGTGTATACTTCCACCCAAGCAGAATACGCATCATCATAATCAGCTTCTACTGCGGATTGATTAGCAGCAAGGAAATCTTGTCTCGCTGGTACTACTTCGCTTTCAGTTCCATCTGGCCACTCAATATATACTCCCTCGCCAATGTTATTGGGTCTTTCACCACCATTAGTGTCATTTCCAGCAATGATGTAAACAATAAAAGTGTCACAATCAGTAAAATCTAAACCACTATAAGTAACACTTCTATTGGCTTGTATTGTGCTGTGTGGAGAAGTTCCAGAAGATCCGAATGCTAGGTACTGTGTTGCAGATAAAACTTCTAAAGTTATACCACTGTTACCTTTTTCAAATCCAG